GCACCAGAAGTTATTGCTTCTAGTGTAATAGCAGCAGGTACAGCGTCAGTTGCTAGTGTGGTTGGTGGTATAGCTATGCAATCAGTATTAGCTTTTATCAAGAAAACATTTAAGAAAATCTTTACTAAAGTTCTTAAAAAAGAAGTCGCAAGTGTAAAAGAAAAGATGGATAATAACAAAGGTAGCTAGAGTTCACATACCTGTACTATGTGGTGTCTAAACTAGCTACTTAAATTTTTCAGAGTTAGCTTTTACATAACTTCGTATATTGATTACATCATTGCAGATGTATGCGAACTTAGAAGCAGGGTTTATCATGTAGCCTGATGCGTGAAGCTGTCCGCACTTCAAAATACGAACTAGCTGCTTATCATGGACTTGCTTGTCTAGTTCTTCTTTGGCTAGGTCTAGCTTTACTTTTGCTAATTCAGAACACGTATCATTATTAGTTCCTAGCGGTATCATAAAACTCATCTGAAAACCCCAACCTTGGTTAACGCTATATGTAGCACCTTCTGGATTAGGGTTTCTTGCATCATTACCTGTATAGAAAGGTGTAAATGCCATAGTTGGTTGGCTACATACTAAATTTCCAAACTGTAACTTACCTGTCATTCCATTATTAACATTCATATTCTGATTGATAATACTAGAATTACCAATCGCATTTGGTTGTGCCTGTACGTTTGTATCGCCTTCGGCTCTTGCTTTATTACTGACTAAAGACAGACAAAGAAGTGATAACGCTAGTAGTCGTAATCGTATCATTCTGTGTAATTTCTTCTATTTTGGTTCCTGATGCTCTAGTAGTCACACTTAATGACCAATCATCAGTAGCAGTATTAGGAGTGAAAATTGCATCTGTGGCTGTTATTCCTCCGCTAGAAGCACTTGTAACAGCAATATTTGAAGCTTCCCAAGTTTCCAGAGCAGACCCATATTTCTGAGTAACTATTGATCTGGTTATTGTCTGAGTAGTATTCTCTGTGCGGTTGCTAGAGCCAGTACTCCAAGTTGGTACTCCGTTTGCGTAACAAGGTGCAACTAAAAACAAACTTAGTAGTAATAGTTTTTTCATTTTTTCGTATTGTCGGGATCTACTATTAACTTTATAGGTGTATCTATTCTAACTAACTGTGTACTACCTAACAATTCTTGTAACTCAGCTTTTGTACTTTTAGCTCCTTTTGCTCCGTTTTCCTTGCCTTTTTGAGTTATTGAAGCACCAAAACTACTTGCAAGACCTACAAAAACTGAAGCTATAAATGTGGGATCAATTTTTTGTTGTGGTATTCCTAATTTAGACAAATCCAAGTATGAAAGGCTTAACATTGCTGTAGCCCACCCCAACAAAATAAGTCGAACTAAAAGTGATACAAATTCAAATTGTTCTTCTCGATCAGGCACAGCCTCTTGTAATTTAAACCATACGCTTTTCTTTTCTTGTTTAGGTTGTTCTGCCATAGAAGTGCAAACTCTTGTCTAATACTAGCAAGTTAGCTATGTTTGAAAAGTAACACAAGATTATTATGCTAAAAATCTTAAAACCAATACTACTAAAGTTCTTTACTACAACTGCTGTAAAGAGATTAGTAGTCGATTTGCTTAGAGCAATTTGTAAACAAACCACCAACACGCTTGATGATCGTGCTGTTGATATGTTGGAGCAACAACTATTCCCAAAATTGAACTGATATGAACCACAAAGAATTTTTTAAAATCCTTGTTGGCAATCCACCACCAGAAATCGAGTTCGAAATTGAAGTTAAGCAACGTGAAACAGAACAAATGCCTGATGAAGCTGTAAGGGCATATTGTTTAGACCTTGTTAAATACACAAGACTACAAGATTTGCTTTTATCTTCAGCAATAATGCGTATATCAGAGATAGAAACTAAACTATATCGCTATGAAAAAGGTATGGAACTATATAAAAAGGTTAGAAAGCTAGGTTTTGTAGGTAAAATTAAGTACCTTCTGTTTGGCAAAACAGATAAAAAGTGATTATATTAATTAAAAACAAGACTAATCATGGATAAGAATTTTAAAATCCTAGAAAAGTTACATTTACTTCTTGCGAAAGAACTAACAGATAAGATTACAAGTGGAGAAGCAAAGGCAGGGGATCTAAACGTAGCTAGACAGTTTTTAAAAGATAATGGTGTTGAGTGCTTACCTGTAGAAAAGAACCCAATGCAAGAGCTTATGGAGAACTTACCAGACCTAGATGCTGTACCTTTAGCTGATTTATAATTGCAACCTTTACCAAAAAAACTACAAGACTTTAGATATTTCTTAATCGTTACTTGGAGACATCTAAACCTACCAGACCCTACACCTGTTCAGTTAGATATAGCTGAATATCTACAATATGGTGCAAGACGTAAAATCATACAGGGGTTTCGTGGGGTAGGTAAAAGTTGGATTACCAGTACTTACGTTGTTTGGCGATTAAGAATAGACCCACAACTAAAGTTTCTTGTGGTATCTGCCAGTAAAGACAGGGCTGATAACTTTACTACCTTCACTATGCGTCTTATAAACGAGATGCCTATACTAGCTCCACTAATCCCCAGAGATGACCAGAGAAACAGTAAGGTTAGCTTTGATGTAAGACCTGCCAGTGCCGATCACGCACCCTCCTGCTCCTCTAAAGGGGTCTTATCGCAGCTTGCAGGGAGTCGTGCTGATGAAGTCATAGCAGACGATTGTGAAGTGCCTAACAACAGCTTTACACAGCCTATGAGAGACAAACTAGGCGAAGCTGTAAAAGAATTTGAAGCCATATTAAAACCAAATGGAAAGATTACCTTCCTTGGTACACCACAAGTAGAAAATAGTTTGTACCTAACACTAGAAGAACGTGGCTATGAAACACGAATATGGACAGCTAGATACCCAAACCATAAAAACAACTATGGAGATCGCCTTGCTCCACGTATTGCAAAAAACTTATCAGAAGGAATTGTAGAACCTAAAGACCCTGTTGACCCTATAAGGTTCTCAGCCATTGATCTAATGGAGCGTGAAGCGTCTTATGGGCGATCAGGGTTCAATCTACAGTTTATGCTCGATACGACCCTCTCAGACCAAGATAGATACCCCTTAAAAATTAACGACCTAATAATTATGTCGGTCAATAAAGAATACGCACCTGAAAAAGTTATATGGTCTAACTCTCCTGAGTATGTAATTACTGATTTACCCTGCGTTGGATTCAATGGAGACAGGTATCATAGACCCGCACAGGAGTTCGGAGACTATATTGAATACACAGGAAGCGTAATGTTCGTTGACCCCTCTGGAACTGGAAAAGACCAGACAGCTATATCCTGTGTAAAGATGCTAAATGGTAACTTATTCGTTACAGAGTGCTTCGGTTTGTCGGGAGGTTACTCCGATAGAGTCCTAGAACGCATAGCAAGAACCGCAAAAGTCAATAAGATTAACACAATAATCGTAGAACAGAACTTTGGTGGCGGTATGTTTTCACAATTACTAAAACCTTTCCTAATGACTTACCACCCTTGCGAAGTAAAAGACGTGCGAAATACCAAAACTAAAGAATTACGCATAATTGACACGCTAGAACCTGTAATGAACTCTCATAGACTTATTATTGACCGCAAAGTTATAGATAATGACTTTAGATCAAACCCTGATGAGACTCCTGAAAGAAGACTTAAACTGCAACTTGCCTATCAACTTAGTCGTATTTCCAGAAACAAAGGTTCACTAGTTCATGATGACCTTTGTGACTCACTTGCAGGTGCAGTTGCATACTGGACAGACTATATGGCTCAAACTGAAGACATGAATATTGCTAAAAGACATGATGAATTACTTAATACACACCTAGAAAACTGGGGTGCTTTACTAAATAACACAATATCCCAATCCGCTATGGGTATGACTCCTAATCAGATAAGAAATTCTAATGTATCTGATGATGGTTTCATAAGCGGAGCTTATTAGGTTGCACTATAGGAGATACTGGTAATACTCTCCGCCATGACAATAAGATTACACTAGGATTTTCTGAGTGGCGTCTATCCATCTCGTACAAAGATTTTCCTGTGTGATCTTATTCAAAAAAAATTTTGGCGAAAAAATCTGAAGCCCTTTACACTCTCTCGGAAACTTAGTTACCCCGTATCGAAAATTTTTTTTTCTTTTGATTTCTTGACAAATTGACTATAAATAAGTCAAAAGTGTTGCTATCACTGGACTTTAAGAATATTACTACTATTCTTGAGGCTCTTTGCGGGTCAAAATTTCTAGGTTGTATTTATTTTTCTTTTTAATCGGTTAGGGGCTAGGGTCAAAAAATATATAAGGGTCATAGGGAATCAAAAATAAGTACGGATAAAAACCAAAAGAAACAAAAGAAAATAAAAGAAATAAAAAAGTAGTACAAAAATAAAAAACGTGCGACCAGAGAGATTGATACATTTGTACTATGTTCAATGATACCAAGGGATTACAGCGACAACTTAACAAACAGTAACAATATTTTGTACTACTTTGATGAGTACAAAAGGAGCTACAAAAGAATATATATATAATATTTTTATTAATTACTTGACATACTGAATACAGTATGTTTAATATATGAATGTACCTTGAAAAATAAATACTTGGATTGGCGGAGCTATCGGGCTGTCACTTGCGTCAGGCACGCTCTCACACTGATACGAATTAAGGTCGGGTGGGAACTGAGGTCACGCTCCTCAAGAAGAGTATTTCATAACTGTTAACTGCAAACTGGCAAGGCTCACTAGTTAACAGTAAACCTGAAGGTTTCTAGGAAGGCTTTATGACCCTTCCTTGAAGCACTCATGCTTCATTCTTTATCACAAAAAAACCAATGACTATTTCACAAAAACCAAGAGTAAAAGTTGAAGAAGAAATCCTTAATGATTTCATGAGGATTCTTGAAGAGAACAAAGATTCTAGGAATCCTTGGAGCAAACCTTGGAATCCTAGCTCTTCTGAAGGCCATATCAATTTCTTAACTGGTAATCGTTATCAGGGCATGAACGTAATTATTCTTGAGATGTATCAATTCTCTAAGGGTTATGAGTTGCCTTGTTGGATAGGTTATCAGCAGGCCAAAAAAGAGTTTAACTGTGTTCCCAAACGTGGCTCAAAAGCTGCTCGCATAGTCAGGCCAAATCCTATCAAGATTGATGCTAAAGATGACAACGGCAACCCAATTCTTGATAAAGAGGGCAACCCTGAATTTTACATGAAAATGACTTTTAAGGGTGCAACTGTTTTCAATGTCGCTGACCTAGTCGGACTTGATGAGAAATCACAACAAAAGCTAGATCAAAAGATTGCTGACTTCAAGACTAAGTGTGTTGAAAATGCAAGGCCACTTGCTGAGAGATGCAAGGAAGCTCATGATCGTTTAATGACTTTCAAAGATGAGCTAAAAGGTACTCTCAATCATGGCTCAGATTCAGCCTACTATCGTGACGATATTGATTCAGTGACTATGCCAAATCGTGAGGACTTCAAGAATGATGAAGCCTATCTTTCAACACTTGCTCATGAGTTCTCTCATGCTACAGGTCACAAAGATAGACTCAATCGCAAGTGGCTCAATGAGTATTCAAAGTACAGGCCACAAGAGGAGTTGGTTGCAGAGTTCTCAAGCGTACTCATAGCTAATAGGCTACAGATCACTTGTGACACTCAGAACCACGCTTCATACCTTGGCGGGTGGGCTTCAAGAATCAAAGACTCTAAGAACCCTGCACAAGAGTTATTCAAGGTGTTTGCATACGCTTCCAAGGCTGCTAATACAGTACTTGGCGAAGCTTAATCAAGAAGGTTTCTAGGAGGGCTTACGAGCCTTCCTTGAAGTCCTCTATGACTTCACTTAAAAAACTACAAACGGAGAAAAAATTATGGGATTCAATCCTACAATGTTCGATCATCAAAGAGCTTTTGCTATCGCTCTTTCTACCAACAATAGAGTCGGTCAGATGATGCGATCAGGTCACGAGATTATGTTCCAATACGGAACTGAAACTGTGCTTTGTTTTAAGCACGCTTTGACCAGAAAAAGCTACTTCCTAAACTACCAAGGGAGGGAGGTATAGACAATGCAAAAAGTAGAAATTATTAATTACGATCGCTTATCAAAAAGCGACCCACTTTTCCTAAAAGCTATTGAACAAATCAAGAGCCTAGGAATACATGATTCACAACTAAAACAAAAGGAGGTTAAGTAAATGAAAGCAGGACACTATCTCAGGTGGGCTGAAAAGTCTTTTGATATTCTTACTAAGTTTCATGGAAGAATGTTTGACCTCGGAGGAGAAGAGTCTGACCTTTGGTCAGATGATCTCAACTGTAGGCATCACGATCTTGAAAGAGCTTTAGAAGATGACAACTATGATGGTTGGGGTTATGACCGCGAAGGTTATTTCTTACAGCTACAAAGGAAAGATGAATCAATCCAAGGCTGTGATGATCGGGTCAAATATTATCTTGATGAGATCAAGAATCTTAAAGACAAGATCAAGAGAACCAAAGAGAAAAAAGAGAATCTCAAAACCGAGAGGGAAGAGATGATCTTAGACTTTGATATGGACTACAAGACCATAGAGAAGAGACTCTCTCAAGAGTTCCCTGAGTTCATACCAGTTGACTAATTGAAGCACGCTTGCAAGCTCTTCGGAGCTTGCCTGAGTGACTCATTTCTCACTCACTTTTAACCTTAACGATAGGAGATTAAGTACTATGTACTACGGAAGAAAAGGGAACACAGTTCCATTCTTGAATCCAACTGTATGGTTGGGTCACAAGTCGGATAAGATTCCCAAAGATGACAAGACGTTTTATTTCTACCCTTGCATCAAAGTTCATCAAGCTTTAACAAGTAAAAGATGGACAGCTACCTTTGTTAACTATGGTTCAGCACCTATAGTAAGCAAGAAGAAAAATGATGAGTCCTTATCTGAGTTTGAAAATGCTAAACTTGTTTGCTATCAGTTGATGGCTAGACAGTGCAAGCATAAGAACAAGAGAGGTCTAATCATAGGAGCAGGATACGATTATGACTATTGGTATTTCATAATCGACAGCCTAACAACAACGGATTGACAACTTCAATTCATTCGGGCATACTGTATTCAGGTATGCCCTTTTTCATACCCACCAACCAACCAAAACACAGGAGGAAAATCTAATGGTTGACCACGATTACAGAGATGACATCAGACAAATTGATGATGGTCTTATTGGTATCCAGATAACCAAAGAAAATGCTAAAGACATTTCTAAAATCTGGGAAGCTCTCAAGTCTGTACCCGCCCCAAAGAAGGGGGAAGTATGGAAGCACAGAGGAGAGATGTCATGAACAATTCTTTAATGGAAGAGAGCTTTCATGATTGGCTCGATCAATGCCCTAACAACTGGGTTCGGTTAGCTGCTGATGATGAATCATCAACCTATAAATTTTATAGGGAAGATCAGGAAGAAGACTAATGCCTAGATCAAAACACGCAATCTTTATGGAGCTTGATTGTATTCTCCATAGGGCTGCACAACTTACCGATAGAAACTTTGCTATCTTCTTGCCCTCTGATGAGGAGGGCAATCTCTTACTTGATGAGTCTATTGAATACTACAAGAAAGAGATTATTAAAACTATTAACCAAATCAAAACGGAGGAACTTTAAAATGCACACAGTTAAAACAACGCACATCTTTCCTGAAGATCATTATGAATCTTTAGAATTTGTATGTCATGAAGATGGAATCTTTGATGACAGATCAATAGGATACATTTCGGTAACTGACATAGCAGGAGATGAGGTTCATCTCCCTAACGTCAAGAGTCCTGCTGTTGTGAAATTCTTTGCTGAGTTCATAGAGCTTGACAATGTGTTAAGAGAAAAGGACAAAGGCAATAGAGCAACCGAAGAAACTATGAGTTACCTAAGAAAAATTCATAAGAAGATTGATGGTTGGATACAGCAAGAGAAGGAGGACAAGTAATCTATGGCTGTTTGTCCTAACAAAGAATGTCGAAGTACTAATACAAAGTATTTAGATACAAGACATAGACAGGAAAGCAGAGCAACAAAGAAACCCTATACCTACAGGTCTAGGGTTTGTTTGTCTTGTGGTCAACGCTTTGCTACCAGAGAGTATTCCATTCAAGACCTGATCGACTTCGGCAAGAAGGGATACATGGAGATGATTGACGACCTAATTAAAAACAACTAACCAAAAGGAGACAATGAAAAACAAAGTACCAACACTCAAGGAAGCTGCTTTCATAACCTACAAAAGGAGAAAGAACGGAGACATCTCAGCTAAAGATTTTCTCAATAGTATGAGACATAATATCCAAGCTCTTGGAAACATACCTGTAAATAAAATAACTACAAGTATGATTAGCAAGATGAATGACTACAACAAAGCAAGACCCAACTGTGAAGAGGTAGTCAATAAAAAGATGGGGCATCTCAAGTTAGTACTTGATGATTGCAAAGATGATGGACACTTAACAATGCCTGAGTTTCCCAAGCCATTGAAGGTAAAGAAAAACAAGAAGGTTCATTACCTAACAAATGACATGGAAACTGAGCTATTGGATAAGGTCACAGAGCTTGGTCATCATGAACACAGAGATGTATTCAAGTGCTTGATTGATCTAGGGTGCAGGGTCATGGAGCTACTCACTCTTGAAAAAAGATTTATTGACTTTGAAAGAAATCAAATTACATTTCAATACAGGAAAAACGGAAGGCCAAATACTGTACCAATGAGTAACAAAGTAAGAGAAATTATCAAGCCATACTATGACAAGTGCAATACCTTGGACTATGTATTCGACCATAATTATTATTGGGCTGAGAGTGTCTTTAAGAAGGTCAAGAAAGAACTAGGTTATCAGGAACACAAATGGTACAGGATACATCTCTTTAGAGATACAGCAGGGTCAAGATTAGTACAGCGTGGAGTACATCTTCTAATCGTCAGAGATTGGTTAGGTCATGAAGATGTAAAGATGACAGAGAAGTATGCTCATCTTGCCCCTAACTCTATGCACTCAGTAGTGGAGGTATTAAACTAATGGAATTTACTGATAGCCAAATTTATTTTATTAATGAATCTATTGCAAAATCAATCAGAGAAGAAGAAAAATTTTTAAAAGGTATGACCGAACTTGCACAAAAAGAAAATGATATAGGTAAGAAGAGAAATTACAATCGGTCAATCGAATACTGTATCAAGAGAATAGAAGAGCTTGAAGTATTGAGGAAGAAGATCAATGAGTGAACCAAGCAAGAAACAACTAGACCTAGAGCAAAGTATCTTTAGCATCTCAGGATACAATAAGCTATCTAAAAATAATAAACTCAGGGAGCAGGGAAGGGAGTCTGAAACTTACTATGCTCGCAACATGATTGAAGCAGGGCTAGAGGAATTAACAAAGCAGACTCAGAACTATATATATAAATCTTTGAGTGGACAAGTAGGAGTCAAATCGTTAGCTGCTATATACCTAAATCAATTCCCTGATATTGACGTGGTTTCTTTTATAACTTTCAAGGTCATCATAGACAACGTATCGCTAGGCAAAGTAACAACACAAGTGGCAATCAATATAGGTCAGATGTTAGAAGATGAAATGCGATACACAATCTTTGAAGAGGAAGACCCTAAACATTTCAAAGCAATCCAACATCATACCAGAGATACAAACCACCAAGGTTATAAAAAGAATATGGTTAGATCACACATGAGTAAGAGGGGTATAGAGTTCAAGACTTGGAGTAAAGAAAATAAATTAAAAATTGGTATGGTTCTGATTGACTTAGTTGTTAATCATATTGGAATGATAAAGCTAATAAACAAAAGGGTAGGCAAGACAACTACTTCATGTGTAGTCTTCACTGATGTAGCAGACAAGTGGATAAGAAAGAACAGAGCTAACCGCATAGCTGCTTATCCTTTGTATCTTCCTTGCTTCGATAAGCCTAAAGAATATACAACTTTATTTGATGGAGGTTATTACACAGAGAGACTTAGAACTTCAGCTATCAAGACTACTAATCAAGAGACATTAAAAAAGTTACAAGAAGAAAACTTAACAGTATGTCTAAAGGCTCTAAACCTTGCGTCAAGTACTGCGTGGGGGGTAAATAAATTTGTGTTTGATACTCTTGTATATTGTTGGGAAGAAAGAATAGAAGTAGGGGGATTGATTGATAGAGAGCCACTTGAATTACCAGTAAAGCCTGAAGGTTTTGGAGAGGATAAGGAGGTAACAAAACAATGGAGTTACCACGCAGGTTTAATTCATGATACAAACCACGCAAACAAAGTAAAGAGATTCCAAATACTTTCAATGATAGACACAGCGAAAAGTTATCTTGGCGAAAAATTTTTTCACGTTTATCAAATGGATTTTACTTCAAGACTTTATCCTGTAACTGCACACTTCCACCCACAAGGAACTGATATTGCTAGAGCCTTACATCAATTCTATGAAGGGGCTGTTATCAAGACCAAGAAAGATGCAGATTGGTTGGCGATAGCAGGAGCTAATGCTTTTGGTTATAACAAGTTGAGCTATGATGAAAGGCTAGAGTGGGCTTACATAGAAGGCCAAGACTTTGCTGAACAGGTAACACTTAATCCACTGGACAACATAGATATATGGGGTCAAGCGAAAGACCCTTGGCAATTTCTTGCTTGGTGTAGAGAGTGGTATGAATTTTGTCAGGTAGGATTGAAGGGAGAATATGTCTCACGTTTCTGTTGTTGTCTTGATGGTACTAACAATGGATACCAACATATAGCAGGTATGATTTCATCTGAAGTACTGGCAAAGAAAGTAAATTTACAGAGAGCAAGTAAGCCACAAGATTTATATAAAGATGTTCTAGCTAGAGTCATAGAAATATTAGAGACAGATACAACAACACAAGGCAAGAACTGGAATAAGATTTCAAACCTGTTGACTAGAAAGTTTATAAAGAAACCAGTGCTGATGATTCCATATAACTCAACGACCTTTGGCATAGCTAACTACATAGAAAAATATTTTGTCGCAAAAAATATTTCAATGGCAAAAAATTTTAAGAATAACTTTTACCTTGCTTCAATAATCGAACAGGCTGTAAAAGATATATGTCCTGAGAGTTATCAAGTTTTAAATTACTTGTCAAAGATAGCTCTATGTTTTAACAAAGAGAACAAGACTATCTCATGGCATACTCCCTCTGGGTTTTTGGTACAGCAGAAGTACTATACAAACCTAACTAAAAGAATCAAGACCAAGCTCAGTAATCAAACAGTTTACCTGAGTCTTGCCGAGCCTGACGAGAAGCTAGTCAACAAGAGAAAACAACTGCAAGGTTTTCCAAGTAATTATATACATTCCTTTGATGCTGCACACCTACAGTTAAGCTTGGTTGAAGCAAGCAAGATGGGTCTTGAACAGTTCTGTATTATTCACGATTGCTTTGGTAGTCCTGCTGCTGAACTCGATAGGTTAATTGAATGTGTCAAGCAGACATTCTTCTACATATATAGTGATAATAATTTAGATAACTTACATCATCAAGCAGCAGATCAATTAAGTAATACCAAAGGATTACCACCTGCACTACTGATGGGGGAGTTTGATATTACAGATGTGTTGACAGCACCATATATATTTACATAACAAGAGATCAAGGTACAATTAGGGAACGTCTTTTCTAAGACGAATCACAAGTACAATCCAAGGTAAACATGGAATCAATTAAATCGGAGCAGATTAAAATAGTCACTCCAGTAGGAACTCGCTTTCGTTATTCCTATCTCGTCACACCTGATGAATACATGGGTGTTGAGAAGTGGAAGACAGAAGCTATGATACCTGTCGGCACAATCGTCAAGGTTAAAGAAGATGGCAAAGAAGTAGAACATGAAGCTACTCAATACATAGCCAACCAGTTAGAGAACTTACTCGAAGGTTGGAAGACACAGTTAAAAGCTGCTTATCCAACTAGAACATTCACTCTTACTAAGAACAAGAACACAGGTAAACCAACTTTTCCTTGGTCGTTTGAGGAAGACTATTTAATCCTGAAGCTTAAGAAGAATGTCAAAGGATTAAAAGGTAACAATCAACCGATACAACTGTTTAAGCATGACCCTGCTTCAGGACAAAACTTATTAATGAGTGAAGTTGAAAGACAAACTATGAATAAGATTAGTCCAGAGACTACAGGCCAAGCAGCTATGCTTGCTTCTGGCTATGACGCACAGGGTAATGGTGTTGGTATCAAACTGTTCCCCATATCTTTTTGCTTCAGGGATATAGTTCCTTGGACAGGAGGAGGAGCAGATGATTTTGATACAACAGAACCATCAAGCTATGAAGAGAAAACTCCGACCGCAACAGCAGCCGACTTCTAAGTACAAGAGTAAATTTGAAAGTCAATTTGCTGACGACCTTAAAAAAAAGAAACTTATCTTTACCTATGAAACACTCAGCATTGACTATGAAATTACTTGCACCTATAAGCCTGACTTTATACTCAACAGTTTTATTGTTGAAACGAAGGGCTACTTCTCGAAACAAGATAGACGAAAACATCTTGCGATTAAGGAGAAACGACCCGACCTAGATATAAGGTTTTGTTTTCAAAATAGCAGAACCAAACTATCCAAGGCCAAGAA